GGGAATATGTAAAAATGAAATTTACCGCACAATGAAACCAGGGCGAGCCGAATTTGTCCACAGAATAATACTAAGCTTATACATTATGAGCTTGCCCTGTATCGTTGTACGCTGACATCTGATGACTAGAACTAGTAGTCCTCCAATAACTATATAGCCTAACAACAACCAACTAGTCATCGGATTTGAGCGTACAAAGTATTAAGGTGAAAAGGTATGAACACAGAAGTCAAATGCATTAAACGTAAATGCCTGAATAATAAGAACGGCGTTTGCAATGCAAAACTAATTGAATACGACGGCCTGTGTCAAACGTATATCACACACGACCACGCACACAAAAGTAATTGTGGATTATGCACTCGTTCGCACGGCCGATTTAAGAGAAACAGCCGTGATGTATTAAGATAGATTTTAGGGCGGTATCCGCACTAAATAATAAAAAAAATAAATTTAAAATATTACACGTTTCGTTGAATTTTTGAGTAAATTTTTTTTGTGGGTCCTTCTGGAGAAAATTGAAAGCGTGCGGTGGCCGAGACCCCAAAAATTGCCTAGATTTTAATTTTTTTATGACCTTGCTAGTGATACAGGTAATGAAAGGAGGCTGATTGATAAGTGAAAATTACAGATGATTTGAAAACGGCAACGGCCTCGCAGTCAAACCTGGCAAAAGCACTTGGACTCTCGCGCCAACGTGTTTCGCAACTGCTCCAAGAAGGGGTTTTAGCTACCGATGAAAAGAATAATATCCTGGTTATCAAATCCGTTATCAATTATGTCAAATATAAGGGGCAATCCTCTGCTGAAGAGGAAAGTAGTTCCGATGATGCGGTATTCGAGGTTGAAAAGGCCAAGAATGAACGCGCAAAACGCAAGATTGCTGAGTTGAAACTAGCCAAAATGAACGGCGAGGTGTACTCAGCAGATACTGTAGAACAGGTTATGACAGAAATGCTTGTTAATTTGCGTACACAATTGTTAGGATTGCCAACTAAATTGGCTCCACAATTACAGAATGTGACAAAAGAGGAGGCATATAATCTGTTAACACAAGAAATTGAAGATAAATTATCAGAGTTAAGTGAATATACGCCGTCATTATTCATGGATAGCGATGAATTAGACGATGATAAAGCGCCAAATTAGGCGCTTTTTTAGTGCAAAAAAGGAGGTGATAGCATGAAAACGGCAAAAGAATTGTGGCAATATGTCTCTAAAATGGGACTGAAACCACTACCAAAAACTAGTGTTAGCCAATGGGCTGATGATTATCGCATGCTATCACAAGGCCTTTCGGCTGAACCCGGGCGTTGGAAAACGAGTAGAGCACCTTATCAAAAAGAGATAATGGACGCATTTACACAACCAGGCGTCGAGCGCGTAGTGGTAAAGAGCGCCAGTCAAGTGGGTAAAAGTGATCTGATGAATAATGTACTAGGCAGATACGCTCATCTTGACCCCTGTGCGGTCATGATGATTCAACCGACTATCGAATTGGCTCAAGATTATTCGAAGTCTCGTATCTCCCCGATGATTCGAGATACGAAAGTACTATCACAAGTATTCTACGAAACGAAATCAGAAGACGGAGCTAAGACGCGAGACGGTAAGAACACAATCTTATCTAAGTTATTCCCTGGTGGTCGTCTTATCATGTGTGGGGCAAACAGTCCAGCCGGATTGGCATCACGTCCTGTGCGTGTATTACTGGCTGATGAAGTAGACCGCTTCCCAGATAGTGCTGGCACAGAAGGTGACCCAGTAGACCTTGCTGCCAAACGTATGACAACATTCTGGAACAGGGTAATGGGGTTATTCTCCACGCCAACAAATGAAGGTAGCTCAAGAATCGATGTAGAGTATCAAACAGGTACGCAAGAAGAGTGGCAGCATGAGTGCCCTAATTGTGGCGAGTATCACTTGATACGACATACTGAGATGGAATGTGAGACGGAGGAACATAAGGACGCAAAAGGTCGGAAGATTGTCATAGTTAGCGATGTGAAATGGCGATGCCCTGATTGCGGATCAACATTCTCTGAAGATGAAATGCGGAAAGCACCTCAAAAGTATATCCCTAAAAATCCAGCTGCGTTGCATAATGGCATACGCAGTTTTTTTGTAAATGGATTTACTTCACCTTGGCTAACATGGAACGGCATCATGAGGGAATGGCTAGAAGCTAAAGGTGACCCTACTCGCGAAAAGGTAGTTATGAATACACGCTTCGGTGAATCATATGCACAACAAGGTGCCTTTGAAGACTATCAACAATTCATTAGGCGCCGTGAAAAGTACGGTGCAGATCTTCCTGATGGTGTATTACTGCTAACCGGTGCCGTCGACACACAAGACAATCGGTTAGAGTATGAAATCACCGGTTGGGGATATGGTGAAGAATGTTGGGGTATCTGTAAGGGCGTTATCTTAGGTCAGCCTGATAATAAAGCAACATGGGATGCACTTGATGCGGTGCTTGATAAGGTATACCGATTTAAGAACGGCACAGGCCTTAAAGTAGCGCGTGCTTTCATTGACTCAGGCGGTCATTACACGTCAAAAGTATATGAATATTGTGAAAAGAACTTCAGCAAGCAACGATTTGCCATCAAAGGTACGGCCGGAACACCTGGTATACCGTTAAATTATAAGATTGGTAAAGCTTCAGGAAGTAAGATTCCGCTTGTAATGCTAGGTGTTGACGATGGGAAACAACAGGTAATGAACCGGTTAGCCATCGATGAACCTGGTGCTAAGTACTTTCATTTCCCGTTGGATGAAGAATTCTTAGGAACAAGAGGGTACGATGAACTGTACTTCAAGGGGATTATTTCAGAACACAAAAAGAAAGTAAAACGTAAGGGTGTTATTCATGAGATATGGGAACCTACTGCAGGAGTTCGTAATGAACCTTTGGACTTGCGTGTATACAACCTAGCTTGTATGAACTCAATCCATCCTGATTGGGATAGATTGGCGGAAGTAGTTAAAGGCGGAGGCCATTCTACTACAACAGCGACTAATCCGCGGAAGAAACCAATGAGGAAACGCGTTCGTAGAGCTAGTAAAGTAGCAGATATTTAGGAGGATGTATGGCAACTAGTTATTCAAGAAAGCCAAGGCTAATTGACGTGCGATTAGAATGGTATGTCAAAGCTGAGGAAGCAATATTGACCGGACAAAGCTATACAATCGGAAATCGTACTCTTACAAGGGCAAATTTGGCTGAAGTAAGAAAAATGATTGATGATTTAGTGGCAAGGGGTGCTAAATTACCAGATATGGACACTGATAATGGGCGTGGAAACAGGTCAAAACGGGTAGTTTTTAGAGATTAGGAGGCTAAAATGGCGAGAAAAAACAAGAAATTTAGCGCTAAAATAGGCACTCCGAGGGCTCAAAATAGCGGATATAGTGAGGGCGGTGCCTCTCATAATAACAAATCATTGAAGGGATATAATCCTAGAAAACTAGGCTATAAGGCTGATATTGGCGCAAATCTATCAACTTTGCGGGATAGATCCGCAGATTTAGCCATAAATACACCAGTCGGCACGGCTGCGATCAACACGAGTACTACCCATACCGTTGGCGCAGGCCTCAATGTATTCCCTAGACCTAAATTTCAAATCTTGGGAATATCTGCAGAGGACGCCAGAGCGTGGGCACGTAAGGTGCGTGCAGAGTTCGACTTATGGGCAGACTCAAAAGACTGTGATATTTATCGCAAAAATAATTTGTACGATATGCAAAGTATCGCATATCAAGGGTATCTTACTGATGGTGATAGTTTTGCAGTATTTAGACGTAAGCCAACAACACCAGATATGCCGTATTCATTACGGCTTCAATTAATTGAAGGGAATAGAGTAAGCAACCCGCTCACCACTTCAACGTATGCTACAGGCGACCCAACTGGGGTTGAAGCACTTAATTCAGATAACGGAAATCGCATATTGAATGGTGTGGAAATTGATACTGACGGCGCAATTGTAGCTTACTGGGTGTCTAATCAAGTACCTGGCGAACCAATTACAAGTATATTAACGTCATGGGCAAGGGTTGAGGCCTACGGAAAGCGTACAAGCATTCCAAATGTATTACAGATTAGTAACGATACTAGACCTGAGCAGTACAGAGGGGTGCCTTATTTAGCCCCAGTCATTGAAACATTGAAGCAAGTGTATCGGTACACAAATGCAGAACTTACATCTGCGATTATTAAGTCCTACTTTGCTTTATTCTTTACTGAAGCCGTTACAAACTCCGGTTCGTTAAATGATATGTTGGCCGATAATGGGGTTGATGATCCAACGGAACCAGTAGTTGATGTATCAGAGTATAACTTAGGGCCTGGCACATTAAATGCCTTACCGAAAGGTGTGGATGTAAAGAGTGTGGATGCCTCCAACGCTCAATCTACTTTTGAAGTATTTAGTACCCAACTTATCAAACAAGTAGGTGCTGCACTTAACCAGCCTTACGAAGTATTGATGAAGAACTTCAACTCCTCGTATTCTGCAAGCCGTGCAGCAATGTTACAGGCTTGGGAAGAATATAAACTACGCCGCAAGTGGTTCGCTCGTGATTTCTGTCAGCCTATCTATGAGGTTTGGCTAATGGAAGCTGTAGCGACTGGACGAATAGAGGCACCTGGTTTCTTTGATGATCCATTAATTCGAAAAGCATGGTGCAATGCTGATTGGTTTGGACCGACTATGTCCATCCTTGACCCAGTTAAGGATATGAATGGTAGTACACTTCGCGTTGAAAATGGAGTTTCCACTCGCGAACGTGAAGCGGCTGAAATGACAGGGACAGACCTTGAAGAAAACATTGCACAACTTGCATTTGAAAAGCAACTCATAGAGAAATACGGCCTGGGGCTAGCTGATGCGGGTAATCCTTCCGTTGGCTCTAAATCTGAAGCGAAAGGAGGTGAAGAGGATGAATAAATTTTGGTCTGTTAAGAATTTTGTAAAGCAAGATGGTACTGGCCAATCTGAGTTGATTTTATATGGTGATATTTCTGAGACTTCTTGGTGGGGCGATGAAATTACACCACGTGAATTTGCAAGTGACTTAGCTAGTTGTAATGGTAATGAATTAACAATGCGCATCAACTCTGGAGGTGGTGACGTATTCGCGGCACAAGCTATCCACAATATGATCAAAGCCTATGCTGGAAAAGTAACAGCACACATTGATGGCTTATGCGCGAGTGCAGCTACAATTATTGCATGTGCGGCTGATAAGGTAATCATGCCAAGCAATGCTTTGTACATGATTCACAATCCATCTGTATTTTTAGGCGACAGCTTTGATGCAGACGGACTAACTAAAATGGCGAATTATTTGGAAAGTGTTAAACAAACCATTGCAAATGTTTATCTAAGTCGTAGCGATGTTTTGACACCTGAGCAGATAAATACCCTTATGGATGACGAAACGTGGCTCACAGCGGATGAGGCGAAGTCCTACGGCCTAATTGATGAAGTAGACACGGCGATTACTGATAAGGCTGTTATGAATGATGGGATGGTTATCGTTAACAAAGTATCTTGCAAATATTCGGCCAAAAATGAAGCCAAAATCAAACAATTTTTAAAACATAAGGAGAAACCTATGACTGAAAACCAATTCATGGCAAGCTTAAAAGGTTTGCTCGGTATTTCTACAAACGAACCTGCGGAAAATGCAGCAGTAACAGCAGAACGTGAACGTGTTGAAACCTTAAACGCACTAAAAGGGAACAATGAAGTTATCAATCGTTTAGTAGATGTGGCTGTTAAAGAAGGTAAAACTGTAGATGAAGTAACACCTTTCATCTCCGCCGTATCCGATATTCCTGTAACTGATAACAAAGTAGTCGACCAAATTCGACAATTGGTTATCGATCAAATGGAATCCGGTGCGGATGAAGTGGTACCTCAAGGTGCATCTACACCAGAAACCAATGATGCAGTAGCTAAAGCTAGTGCAATTGATGAAGTTGTAGCATTTGCAAATGCTAAGAAAGGCGGTAAATAATGGCGTATTTCGAACAAGTAAATGGCGTTGCAGCTGACTACCTATTAGGTGGTGGCGGTGTGCCTGTATTAACTCAAAATGTAAAAGCAGCAGTTGGTGAGTACAAACGTGGCCAAGTTCTTGAAAATAACGCTGGCACATTCCAAAAAATTGCAAGCGGTAAACCTGCTGGCATCGTGGTATCCGACACTACTACAACTACTGATCACAATGTAGTGACTGTATATGTCTCTGGTCGCTTTAATCGAGAAGTATTGGTAGTTGACCAAGCCTACAAAATTAATGAACATGAAGCGGATTTTAAAGACGCTCACTTATTCTTAACTAGCATTAAATAGGGGGAACTATATAATGGCAATTGATTTCAAAGATACGTTATCTTTAATGCAAGCTGTAGAACGAATGAAAACTCCGGCAAGTTTCTTGCTTGATACTTTCTTCCCACAAGTTCCGGCAGTTGCAACTTCTAAAAAAATCGCAGTAGAAACTCGTAAACGTGGTCGCACTCTAGCACCTTTTGTATCTCGTGGCGCATCTGGTGTAAATGTTAAACGTGCCGGCTCTAAAATTGCTTTATATGAAGCGCCTATGATGGGCCCTCGTACAGTAATTGATCCTGAGCAACTTGACCAACGTGCATTTGCGGAAAATATTGTATCTACAATGACACCTGCGCAACGTGCGGCACAAATGCAAGCTGAAGATTTGTCTTATTTGCAAGGCACAATCATCAATCGTAAAAACAAAATGGCGGCCGATTTGCTTACCACTGGTAAATGCAAAATCGAAGGTTATGCTGATGACGGTGCGACTGTTCTAACTGATGAAATTGATTTTGAATTTGAACAAGACATCACACCTACTACTGCATGGGACCAAGCTGGTGCCGATATTTATGGCGACTTGAAAATGGCGTCCGAAAAAATTCAGGAAAACGCAGGAATCGTACCAACTGTATTAGTTGTCGGTAAGAATGTTGAAAAATATATTCTTGATAATGCATCTATCAACAAGATGTTGGCTATTCCTAATCGTGAAAACATGACAATGTTTAGCTTTGCGCCTGAATACTTATCTCCACAAGTTCGATATGTTGGCCGTATTATGTCCTTGAACATTGATGTGTATGCATATCTTGAAACATATCAAGATGATGAAGGCAAGGTAAAATCCTTTATCGGTGATGATGCTGCGGTATTAGGTGTTCCTGGCCGTGGCCGTCAACAACATGCAGCAGTAACATTGCTTAACGATGACAACCAATTCACAACATATGCAGGTATTTATGTACCTTATTACTATGCTAATAAAGCTACACAAGAATTAACATTGTCTGTATACTCCCGTTGTGTATTGATTCCTGAAACTATCGATGATTGGGCTACTATTAAGACTAAATAGGGGGTAACCTACTTATGAAAATCAGAGTATTAAAGGGTTATTTAGCACACGAAGGCGAGATGTATGGTAAGGGCGAAGTAGTCGATATCAAAAAGAAAGCAGTCGCGTTGTCCTTGCTTGAATCTGATAAGTTTGAATCTGCTGAAGATGATCCTATTGAAGCGCCGAAGCCATTGGAAGTCGTTCCAGATGAACCGGAAGAAGAAATGGAATTACCTGAAGTTGATGCGGAAGTTACGGTGAAAAAATAATGCGATTTAGAGATTACCTAGAAAGCGATATTGACGATGTATTCCTAAATGAGGACGAATTCGCCGAAGGGCATGATCTAAATGGCACAGTAGCTAAAGCGGTTATTCAATCGCCAACGGCGAGAGAGTCATTCTTGTCGAATGGCTCTCACGTATCAAATGACGGATTGCACGGGGTGTCTGTATTTGTGCATTGCAAATTAAAGGACATCCCTGAAATTCCATCACAGGGGAACGTATTCCGATTAGACGGAGACGTTTACGTCGTTCAAAGTGCAATGGAAGAAGATGGGTTAGTATCCATTGAATTAAGAGCAGAAGCTAGAGGCGGTGTTGACGGATGGTTGAGCTAGAACTTGATAAAAGTGCAGTGGCAACAATTGAAAAAGCACTGGAAACGTTAAAAGAAGATAGAGTTCGACGTGTCTGCCAAGCCGCATCAAAGCGTGCAGCAACAACTGCAAGAAAAGCAGGCACGCAAGCACTACGCAATATCTATGCTATCAAAGGTGTATCGGTTGTAAAGTCCGGTGTATCTATCAATAAATTGAATGATGGCACAGAAATGCGTATCAAAGGTGGCTATACTAGCGCTCAAAAGTACTTCAAAATTAAATCACTTAAGCGAAAAGGTGTGTTTGTATCGATTAAAAAAGGTACAGAAACAAAGGTACCAAACGGCTTTGTTAGTGCATCCGGTATCTTTATGAAACGCCAAGGCAAGGACAGATATCCGTTAAAGGGAATATATGGGCCAGCCTTACCGCAAATGTTTGGTAATGAAACTGTTATGAATGCCATGCAAAAGGAAGGCATGGAAATGTATGAAAAGCGCTTATATCACGAATTAGAGCGCGCGTTAGGAGGTAACTAATGACGCCATTAGATGTATCAGATGGTATTGCTAAATATCTCATGAATGAGTTACGAAAGCTGAATGAAAACAGTGATGTTACCGAAAGACCTATTCGAGTATGGAGCGGTTTCTTACCAAGAGTGGACAAGAATGAAGACAAGCGCAAGTTATGCCCGGCCGTAGTAGTGCATCCGTACTCTGTTAGTGATGCAGATAGTTCGACGGTAGGTATTACTGTATTGGTAACTACTTATGATGAAGCCTTAACTGAAGGCCATGTCGGACTATATCACCTATTAGAGGTAGTGCGTGAGCGGTTGTTATCTGATAATCCGGTAGCACTTA